TTGTTGATTCTATGTTTAGGATGTGAGCACCCTCAAATGTCACATAGAACTCGTACTCACGTGCTGATCGGTTCAGTAGTGGTTGAGTGTTGTGAATGCGTACAAACTCTCCAATGTTGGATAGGTATTGAGCAAATGGCCCAGGAGCATCACCACTCTGCGCATTAAACTGATATGTGGGTGGCCCATCAATTGTACCTATACCCTGGTAGAGAGGAAGATCGGGTTCTATGCCAGGTGCGGTTGGACTGATTTTCCAGAAATACTGTTGCCCAACACCAGAAGATTCACCCCATAGCCACATTGTCTCATTGCCATCGGAATCAAATTTTGAATAAGCAAAAGCACCATCTTCCCCGAATCCATTCCGCAGATAAAAACCATTTGCTTCCTCGGAACCAGCTCCGGATACATAGTAGCTTTCACCCAGTGTTGAAACTATCTGATTTCGCTCGATTGGCCGTGGCTCACCTACAGTAATGTACCGAGGCCAGCTTGGGCTTGCATTAAAGATCTCGGAGAATCGTCGATTAATAAAATGACTCAGTTGATCCTGCTCACCGGTGGATAGTTCTCCACCAGTTCCAATAAGTGCAGATGCAAGTTTGAATAATTCTCCGTAGGTTCTGGTCTGCATTATATTTTGTTCGGGCTAAGTTCTGGAAACTTCTTATTGTAGTACTTTAAAAATTCTTTAGAATGCACAGTCTCTTGACCGTACTTCTTTACCAGTCGAAAAAATTCTCGTGCTGGCATTGTGGCAACTGGCCGTCCCAAGGTGGGATGAATAGTGCCTTTCAGTTGATGCGCCTCCTTGGCTGCTTGTTGGTAGCGGTCCTTCTCGGTCGCTCGTTCCAAATGGAGACCCTCTTGGATCTCCTGCATTAGGGCGCGATCAATCTCCTCATCGGAGTAAGTCTTTGAATTAGGAGTAATAATATCCATAAGTAAAAAAAAAGGCAGGGGGGCTTTCGCCCCCCAACCAGAATTATTTAGCTTGTGCTGACAATCTTGCCGTGAGCACCAGGGTGGTAAACACCGAGGGTCAAAGCGCAATCAACGAAGCCACGGTCGCCGCCACCAAGATTTGGAAGACGAGTGCTGCCCATAGGGATGAGTTCGTGAACACCGTAGTATTCAGGATTCACCAAGTAGCCAGCCATTCCAGCAGTACCAGCTTGTGTTGGCATACAGTCAGGGTTAGCGTTTACAACAGATACGATACCGTGATCGCTTTGATACAGATCAACGGAAAGCTTGATAGTGCCGCTTTCGCCGTTGTAGTTAACTGCACGAACTGAGTCACCCGATACGCCACCGATGCGAGCGAAGTCGCTGATGTCTTGACGGAGTGCTGTATCAGCAACCAACATAAGGTTGTTGGATGTACCAGTAACCTTGAAGATCGAAGAGATAAGAGAGTTCAATTCGCTTTCTGCGAAATTGCCATCAGTTACGTCAGCGATGCTTGCAGCTGGAGTTTGGAATGTAGCAGGAACGTTACCCGAACCAGCAGCATTTTGAATCCAGTCACCAAGACCACCAAGGCGATTAACTACACCAGCACCGTCTTCGGTTGTCTGAGTGTTAGCTGAAGCAAGACTTGCTTCGATGTCGCGCTTGAGTTCACGAAGTGCTTTAGCTTCTGCTTGAGCAATCTTAGCTGGTCCAACGGAATCGACTGCTTCTTGCAGATCGGAAACCATATAGTCCCGGCGGAACTTTTGAACGCGATTGCCAAGGCGAGCGCGGCCAGCGAATTGGTCAGTGAATGCTGTAACGTCAGCACCTTCAGCGATACCAGCAGTGCTGGGAGCCGAGAGAGAGTCAACAGTCCATTCAACCTTAGTTGCGGATGCGCCCTTTTTGTTAGCAGAAGAAAGAATAGGTGTTTCTTCTGGTGCGAGAATTGTCAAGACATCAGTGAGGTCTTCACGATTGGAAACACCGGAACCGGTATTTGTAGTATCGAATGTATTTGAGAATGCCATAATTAGTTATGTATTTGTATAGTTGTTAATGAATAGATTAGTGGCGTGATGCCATTTTGTGTTTTCTGAGATTAGCGAAATCGTTTGCGCTACCCGTTTCCTTGAACCTGGCTTCTAATTCTTTTAGTGCCTTGGCTGTTCTTCCAATTCCCTTTTCGGGTTTGGATGCAGATGGACTGGCTGATTTGGGAGGATTTAATACTGCTGATGTCTTACGCTCAGTAACGGGCTTACGTCCGTAAATACTGTTAGTAGCGTGAGCGAACCAATAATCCAATTGTGCAGCTACTTCCGGTGCTTCCCGCTTAACAACCTTTTTGAGTTGCTTAAAACGTGCATCACCTACGGTGGCTTCAAATTGTTTTCGTAAGTCATTGTCCTCACCTTCCAACCAAGTCAGTTCTTTTCTGGCACGTTCTGAGAAAGAATCAGCAAGCTGCTCCCCTTCGATCTGTGCCTGAACCTTGTTGAGTTGATCTGGGAGAAAAGTTTTCTGTGCTTTACGGGCTTTCAATAAAGCCTGTCGCACGTCCTTCTTTGTCCACTCCTTACCTTCGATTTCGGTTACGATGTCATCAGCGGAATAGCCATCACTCTCAAACAGAATATCCTCAGCCCATTCAACAACTTGATCGACTTCCCCTGCCTTGGCCTGTAACTTCTCGACAGAATCGAGGTTACTGTAGGGGTTATTTTCAACCTTCTTTGTTTCTAATGGGTTTGGTTTTTCCTTGAGTTGAGCTTCTAAACTAGCAAGACGTTCTTCGGCAGCTTTGCGCTTAGCAGTCAATTCACCGAATCGAGCTACAGCACGGCTACCTAGCTTGTCAGCTAGTTCCCGCAAATCCTCCTCGGACATATCGTCCAAGTCCAACTGTGAAAGAACATTGTCGGATTCCTTGGTCTCCTCAGTAGCTTCTTCGGACTCAACTGATTCTTCAGCTTCCTCCTCAGTTACTTCTTCAGTTTCCTGCTCATCGGTTCCTTCGGCCTCTTCCTCCTGTGGCTCTTCAGCCTCAGGGTTCAGTTGCCCAATTCTCCGCATTGCGAAATCCTCAACGGATAAGTTATTATTTGCCACTGAACTTTGGTCTGCCTCAGCGTTAGCAGTTTCGATTTCATCTGTCATATTATTACCACTCATTAACGCCGAGCGAGGGCGATGTGGGCATTATAACATATGGGTTACATTCGATCCGAATGCTTTAAGCGTAGCTTATCCCATCCTGACATTTGAAGTATTTGATCATAGGTAATGATTCGACCAGAAATCTGCTGGATAGTCTCACTGGATGATTCGTGCATTTCGCTGATGGTCTCCTCCCGGAGTTCGTGAACCATCTTAATAAACCGAGCAAAGGATTCATAGCTATGCAAGCTATTGATGTCATCTTGTATATTCATATTAGTTAGCTGCTGAACGCATTAAACCGACTGTCCGTGGACCACGGGACTTAATTTGCTTGAACCACTCGCTGTCAACCATTTCGTCTGCTGCTACGCTGTAGTCATTCGCTTCTAGACCTTCACGCATTTTTTTGAACTTATTGAGTTTAGTAAGGCCAAGGTTAAATGACATATCGACAATTGCCTTCTTTACTGGCTCAGGTCGCTTAGCAAATCCCTTGTCAAACTTTTGAGCATCATTAAATGCCTGGGTTAGGCTATGGTTGTACAGGGTCTTTATTTCCCTTTCGTCAAGCTCTCGCCCATTGAAGAGTTCATTAATATTGATTCCTTCCCTCTTGAGGATCTTGCGATTGCCCGCATCCTCTAGGTTGAATCCAATACCAATAGTCCTGTGACCCTTGCTGTCCTTGTATAACTTTGGTTTGACACCCTCATTGAGGGCAATCATATCGTAGTATTCCTGTGCTCGTAGATCCTTTGCTCGTTTGTTTGCGTATTGATCAGGTGTCATATGTAAGTGGGTTGCCGCCAAAGCCATCTGCCCTATAAGCAGTAATAGCCCGGCAAGTCTCAATTTATAAGTTCTGTGTATCGATTTCACCCATT